CACCGTCGAAGCATTTCTGGCGAAAAGCGACGTCAAGGAGCAAATGTGGGACACCTGGATGCGCTGGCTTGATGAAGCCTACAGGCAATCAGAAGAAGAGATCGTAGCCTGTGGCTGAAACCCCGCGCCTCTTTCCGTTCCCGTCAAGCCCTCACATCGGGGCGACGCTCGACAAGAAAGCCATTATCGAAGAGGTGGAGAAGGGCCTGCGCAATGAGCGCTCAGACCTCGCGGAAGCCTCGGAGAATCAAGAGTTTTACGACCTCAACGCGGAGGGGTTCGAGCCCCGCCGTGAGGCGGAAACGGAATTCGACTACGCGGGCCGGCCCAAGCGGACGTCGGGCTTCGTCCGCCAGGCCATCAATCGCCTCTGCCAGCACACTTACAACCCGGGCCCGCAACGCACGATTGCCGATGACGCAGCAGCCCACGACCTGCTCCAAGAGGTGTACGAGCAAGTCCACATCAACGCGGTGATGAACGAGGCTGAGAAATTGTCGACCTTGAACATGGTGGCCGCGCTCGAAATCAAGGCCACCGAGGACAGCGGCGGCACGCTGCCGGATAAGCCCGTCGACGTCCAGATTTGGGGGCGCGAAGAGTATGCCGTGTTCCTCGACCCGAGGGACCAGCGGAAGCCGTACGCGGTCTGCACACTGGACCGCTACGACGAGCAGACCAGGTATCGGCTCTGGTTTGACGACGAGGTCTACACCTTCCTCACGAAGAAAGCTGGCCAAACAGACCGCCCCGAGATCATCGCCTACCAGTACGGCCCGGCCGAGCCCAATACATACGGGGTTTTGCCGTTCGGATTCATCCATTATGAAGCCCCTGTGAGGCGTTTCTGGACACCGAGCCTTGGCACCTTTTTGCGCAAGGGCGAAAAGCGAATCAACGATCAGCTCAGCGAGTTAGCCGAACTGATTAAGAAATACCTCCACCCCATCGGGCTGTTCCTCAATGTTTCGGTGGAGATGAATCCGGAAGTAGGCCCGGGTCGATTCATTCGGTTGACCCCCGCGATGGCCGGCTACACCGGCGATGGCTACGCGCCACCGGGTCCGCCCGATGCGAAGTACCTCCAGGCCGAGCTTAACATCGATGGCGTGTGGAACGACGTGCAGAATTTCATGGGCCAACTCGCGGAAGCCATCGACCTGCCCCCTACGGCTCTCAGGCTCGACTACAGCGATGCCCCAAGCGGGATTTCGATCATCATCCGGGCCTTTCCCTTGCTGACGCGGGCAAGGCAGCGGCGACCCATCTATCAGTGGTGCGAATGTGAGTTCGCCAAGACGCTCCTGACCTGCATCGGCAACCACTACTCCATGCCCGCGCTGGTGGCCTCAGCGGCCAAGCTTAAGCTGATGCTTTCGTGGCCAGAGCCGAGAATCCCCGTCCCAGGCCCAGAGCGCGACGCGGCGGATCAATGGGAAATGGAACAGGGGCTCAAGAGCCGCGTGAACGTCGCGGAAGAGCGGTTCGGCCTCACGGAAGATCAGGCCCTGGATCGGATCAAGAAAGTAGCCGAGCAAGAAACAGCAGTGGCCGCGGTGCTCCCGAATCGCGCCATCCCCGGCGAGATGCACCCCCAGGCGATGCAAAACGTGGACGACGACAACACGCCGCTCAAAGAAGCGGACCCGGAGAGTGAGGAGACCGAGTGAGCGACACAGCACCTCTGACCGGCGCTCCCAAACTCATCGCGGCGCTCACCGAGGTTCACGACCTCGAGGACCAGCTCTTCGCCTGGGCTCACCTGGAAGAGCACTGGTTCGAGCACGTGGAGCTCGACAAGCTCGCCGGCAAATTCCACAAGGCCGGCAGCATGGCCCGCGAGCGACGCCGCCCGTTGCTCGATCGCATCTATCAACTCGGTGGCAAGATGCCAGGCCTCGAGGACGACCCGACCCCGGCTCTTACCGAGTGGCTCTCACGACTGGGCTTGATTCACGGGGCTTGCCAGGCTGCCTACGACGCTTGCGAGTTCTCGAACGGCGAAGAGGACTACGTGACGCAGGATCTGCTCAGAGAGAACCAGGAAGCGATTGAAGAGGCCATGAGCAAAGTCGCCGCCAAGCTTGCTTACCTCAAGGCCATCGGTCCTCAGTTGACCCTTACAGAGCTGGAGTGATCCCTGGGCCACTGGATCACGACTGATGCCGGGCCGGTGTTTATCACCGAGGGCGAGGGCGAGATCCAGGGCCGCTCTAAAAGCGAAATTGCCAAGGCCAACTACAAGAAGGCGAACAAGGACGAGCAGCGATACGGCGAAGCGCAGGAAGCCAAACTCGCGAAGAAGCTAAACAGCGAATACGTCAAGGGCCGATCTCGGCGCATCCAGGAAGGCCATGCTACGCAGAGCGACGATTGCAAACCGTTCGACGTAACTCGCAAGAGCGCGGGGCGGCTTAACGGCCTCGAAGTGAAAACTAAAATCAACTCGGGCAACACGGACACGGGCAATCGGGTGTGGATGAAAGAGCATGCCCTGGCCCTCAAAGATGACTGGATGGCGGATAAGGGACCGCCTCCGCACGTCGGCCATACGGTAGTGTTCGACCACCGCGATCGAGCCAAAGACGAAAAGGGCAAGTTCATCGGCAACAAAGAGGCGTGGTCAGGCCACGAAATTTACTACAAACGGGGCGTGGGAAAGTATCGACTCAGCAGCATGTATAAGTGCAAAGATACCGCCGAGCTCAGTCGGCTAATTGATATGCGCGAAGAGCAGCTTCCCAAGGCAGCACGAGCGGGCAAACGATGAGCTTCGAGGCGATCCTTGACAACGGCGAAGCCATCCAGGTGGCTACAAACAAAGGCTGGAACGACGTTACGCGATGGATCGAGACCTTGCCGAAAGGCAAGGGATTCGGCGCGCTGCATTTCCTGGGCGATGAAGGCCAGTCGGACCGGCTTGACGAACTTCCCGATGTGATCGCGGAAGCGATGGATGAGAAAGCGCCGAGCGCTTCGGTGCGCACGACGCTTGAGGGGCTCTTGGCGCTGGTCAAGAAAAACCCCGATGCCAATCAGTTGATCATCTCCAGTGGAGCGTAATCGATGAAAACCGGTGAATCTGTAGCGGCACCCCAGGACGACGGCCTGGTTGCCCGCCTCGCATCGCAGCGCACCAAGTTCCGTGCCGCGGTGGAGACCTTGACCGAGGAACGCGACGCTCTCAAGAAAGAAAAGGAGCGGTTGGCCAAGGATAACACGGCGCTCGTGGAATCGACCTCCGCGAAGCGGATTGCAGAGCTCGAGCAGACGATCCGGGAGCGCACGCATGGCGATGTGTTCAAGCGGCTCGCCAAGGAAGCCGGCGCTGACGAACGGGGCCTCGACGACCTCTATCAGCTTAGCGGGTGGAAGGCAGAAAAGGATGAGCCCGACGAAGAGGGCATCAAGAAGCTACTCGAAGACATCAAGGCCAAGAAGCCACTCTATTTCCCGGCTCCGACCGATGCCGAGCCGACCAAGGAAGAGCCGCCCGTGAGACGTGTACCAGCTGCCGACCGCGGTGGTCCGCACAACCCGTCCAAGACCGGGATCTACCTCACGCCCAAGCACCTGGCCGACCCGGCTTTCATGCTCGACCCCAGAAACAAGGAAATGATCGCCTCCGCCGCCAGAGAAGGGCGATTCCGGCTCCCTGATCGCCAAGCTCAGTAACAATCGCAGCCGCCATTTCTCAGTCCTCACCTCGTTCGTTCCCTTCACCAGACTCCGCCGACCGAGCCGCCAGGCCGACGGTAGGAGTAAGCCTCAATGGCTAACAATTTCTCTGCGTTTTTTGAAACGTTAATCGCGGGCGCGGGCGAATACAACGCCGCGAAAGTCGGCAAACGAGCGCTGCTCACTCGCATTTACAAGGACGTGAAGCCCGAAGCTGCGCGCGTCGGCAAGACCGTTGACGTGTATTTCCCCGACACCGGGCCGATGCAAAATATCGGCAACGGTCAACTCTCGCCGGTCAGCGTGGCGCCCAACTACATCCCCTTGGTGTTCCAAAACCGGATCGGCAAGGGGCTGCTCTTCCAGGATTTCGAGCAGTGGCAGACGGCGACCGATTTGGCAGAAAAGTTTTTCGAGCCCCTTTACAAGAGGGCGCAGGAATACCTCAACGGCCAGATCGCAGCGCTGATCACCGCCGCGAATTTCAACTCCAACGCGCCGCTCATCGGCTCCAAATACGCTTTCGTGCAGACCACCGACGCATCGACGGCGTGGACCGTGCTGCAAGATCAGAAGGTGCCTGAAGACCCGAGCAAGATGCACCTCGCGCTGCATAACCGGGTGTACTCGAACATGATCACCGACACGACCTGGGTACAGGAATCGTTGGTCGGTATCGCGATCGCGCAGCGGGCTCGTGAAACCGGGCAACTGGCCGACGCATTTAACTTTGAACAAGTGTGGGATCAACAGATGCCAACCGTTTCCGGGTCGATCATCTACGGCCAGGTTCAGCCCACCGCGGGCACCTCGGTAACAGGCGTCGCGAGTGCATTCACCAGCGACCTGGCCGTCGGCCAGTACCTCGTGTTTGGCTGCGACAGCACGAAGACTCAGTACCAGGTGTCCTCGATCCAGAGCGACACCGCTCTTACGCTCTCGACCAGCTACACCGGCACGCTGCCAACCAATGGTGGCCTGGCCAGCTATACCACCGCCCGCCGCTTCGTCAACCTCGTGGGCACGGTCGCGGTATCGACTGGCAGCGGCACTATCACCGGCACTTCGACGCATTTCACCACGGCGCTCTCTGTCGGCCAGTGGCTCCAGTTCTCCAGTGATCTAACGAGCGCTGCGTATCAGATCACCGCCATCGGCTCGGACACCAGCCTGACCGTTACCCCTGTCGCGCTGGCGGCGGCCAACGGCTCGGGTCAAACCGCCACCGTCCAGCAATACAGCAGCCTGGCCTATCACGAGTATGCCATTGCCCTGGCTCTGCGGCCCATCGCTACGCCCCCCGAAGCCGGCATGGTTTTGGACGTCACATACTTGGACCTGATGGGCATTCCGCTTCGCGTCATGGTCAGCTACCAGCATATCTACCAAGGGCTGTTTGTTACCGCGGACTATGGCTACGCCCTGGGTGTCATCCGTCCCGATTTCGGGGTGTTGATCCAAACCTGACCATTCACCCAAGAAAGGGGACATATCCATGATTCTGAATTTCGATGAACTCAACCCGAATTTCGGCGACACGCCGGTCAACGACGGTACGTTCTGGCGGTCCAAGCCGCGCTGGCTGTTTTCCCAAGTGACCGACACTTCGACCACGGCAGCGGCTTCGACCTCTGTTGTATCGACCACGCAGGCCAGCGGCTCAAACATCATCCGCGCGGGCAACCTCAACGTGGTTGGTCGGGTAGTGGAAATCACCTTTGCCGGCTATGCCACGACGGCGTCCAGTTCGCCCGGGACGTTCGCATGGGTGATCTACCTCGGGACGAATATTATCGCGACTTCCGCCGCGTTCACGTTCGCGACCTCGCAGACCACGATCGGCTTCCTGGGCTCCGTCCTGATCGGGGTCAAGGCAAGCAACGTCGCGGGCGGCACGGGCGCTCTCGACACGTTCGGCACGGTCCAGATGGGCGCTCTGTGCGCCACTACGCTTATTCCCGTCGTCAACGGCACCACGGCCGGCACGATCGCACCTGGCACTCAGGTTGCGATCGATCAGACGCTGCCGTATCAGCTCGACGTACAGGCGAAGCTGTCGGCGGCCACGAACACCGTCGTAGTCACTAACGTGATGTTCCGCGGCCACTTCTAACCCGTGCTCAATCTCCCTCTCCAGCAGGGCACATCATTCGATTGGCAGCTCCAGGCTCTCAATCCGGATGACAGCGTTCCCACCGGGCAATTCACGGGGTCCGATGCGCTCTCGGCCAAACTCTGGCAAGGCGCGTCGGACCTCTCGCTGATCACGTTTTCGACGCCGCCAAGCTGGATCAACGCGGCGAACGCTCAGTATCAGATCAGCTTCAACAACGCCGACACGGCCACGCTGGCGCTCGGCGTGTACTTCGTGCAGTGCACGGCCACACGCACCGGCCGATCCGCGGCGCTCATGCCGTGGGGTTCGACCGTCACCATCCAGGCGGCTCCGGGCTCGACGGCGGCCAGGCCAACGTATATCACGGCCGGCGACCTCCGCTTGATCGCGGGATGGCTTGATCAGGTCAGCGATCCCAACTCGGAGACCGGCTTTATCGAACAGTGTGCCGATGCTCGCGACTGGCTCGACGAGTGCATCCTTCGCAACTACCGCGGCGGCAATGTCGAGCTGCTGGGCTACCACGGCCTGGCTCTCGATGCGTGGTACACCGGCGGCGCGCGGCGAACCAGTCTCCGGAATCCGTTCATCCTCAACCTGCTGCAAACGGGTGCCCTCATCATCACCACGCGGACCAAGAAAATCTGCGCTCACTACGCCGTGAGCCTGATCTGCGAGGACATGCTCCAGAGCATGGGCAATCCCAGTCGTTATCAAGGCATGGCCGCGCGGCATCGGGCGGAAGCCTATCGGATGCTGACTACCTACACGGCCGAGCTGAACATCAACGGAGCCAGGGATACCAACGGCAACCTCGTCGCGTCGATTCCGATCAACTTCTCAAGCACTAATACGCTCTGGGCATAGTGGCCACCCTCGATCTCAACATGGCCCCCGAGACCGCGGTCCTGCGAGCCTTCGAGACGATCCTCAAGACGGACCCGACGCTCAAGCGCGTGGTCAAAGTCTGGCGCACCTGGAAAGAGAAGCCCGGTCAGCTCCCGCCCTTTGGGATTGCGCAGTGCCCCGACGGCCAGGCGGCAATTCGCATCACGCCCACGGCCGGCCCCGATCAGTGGAAATTCCCCGGCGCGTTCGTGGCCGATCTCTTTCTGCACTTCGAGATGTTCGTCAAAGGCGGCGACGCCGACGACCCCCTGAACCTCTGGCATGCGATCAAACTAGCCTTCTATCCGGTCGACAACGCGGCCGCGCAAAACGCGCACTGGGCCACGCTCCAGGCAGCCGGCGCTTACTCGCTCCCCATCTTTTCCGCGCCATTCGGCTACGTCGGCACTGACGCCACGTTCTGGGAATGCCAGGGCACCTGCAAAATCACAGTCCAACTCACATTCGCATCTTGATCGATTGATACATCGCTCCGACTGCCGAGCCGCCCGCGCTGTCGGTTGGAGTGACACATGGCATCACGTGAATTTCTAATGGTTGTCGAAGAGTCGGCGTGGAAAACGCCGGTCACGACCCCGACTGTCTGGACCACCGGCACGGCCTACGGTCTGGCTAACGCAGCGGCCTATTACCCACGGCTCGACGGCGACAATGCGTTCAGCCTCCGAATGCGGCCGAGTGGCACAATCACGACGATGTATGGCGGCGGCGTGCCCACCCCAGCGGCCAAGGTCGCCGACAAGCAGGCGATGGTCGGCACGTTGAGCATGAAATTGAGCATCTTTCAGGCCCCGTTCTGGTTGTCGTGGGCGGGCATCCAAATCAACAGCGGCCAGACGGCCCCGTGGGTCACCACGCGAGCGGCGGGCGATCTCGCGAGTTGCGCCCTTTATCACGGGATCACGCGAGGCGATGGAACCATCGACCGCAAGGTGTACCTGGGCACGCTCTGCTCTGGTTTCACCTTCTCGATCTCGGAAGGCTCGACTGTTGGGACCCTCGTGCTCGACCTGATCGCGGCCGTGCGGCAAGGCAACACGTTCGACAGCTCGACCGATCCATCGGCCGGCACCTTCCCCGTTGCGGCCGACAACAACCTTCCGACCGACTGGTTCCAGTACATTCACGCTGGCGGGTCCAATTTCGTCACGATCGGCGGCGCGGTGAGAACGCAATTCACCGAGCTAACGATCAGCGTGAAAAACGTGATCGCGCAGGCTTACTATGCGAACCGGTTCCCCCAGGTGCTTCAGTACCTCGGTCGCACGACAACCGTTGCGACGCGGCTTTTGTATCCGCCATCAAGCCAGGCCGATCGCACGCACTACGAACAATTGGCCAGCGAGAGTCTCTCGATCGAAGTTAACAACGGCACGCACGGCTTTACGATGGGATTGAACGCCCAAAACGTCTTCGAGCCGCTCGACGACGACCTCAAGATGGGCGACCTCTACTATCAGGCGAGCACCTCGAACAACCTCTGGGACCCGAGCGCGGGCTCCGACTTCACCTTAACTTTCGCATAACAACTACGTGATCATGGCTGGCGGGTCGGCGGCTTAAAGCATCGGCGCGCGATCTCGCCACGTGCCTTCATCGGGCTTTTCGCTGGCGTGCGGCTGTTTGAACGTGTGTTTGTAGCCGATCACGTTTCCTTTCTCGTCGTGAATCGGGTCATCTCCCGGCCAAATACGGCCCGGCGACGTCTTTTCGATGGCTTCCCAAACACCTTCCGGCGTGGGCTCGGCTAGCTCGTAGTACAACCTATCGATGAGCGTATCGCTGAATTTCCGGTGAGGCTTCGCCAGCGCCTCGACGGCTGCTCCCGGTGGGTGGAGGCTAAAGCCTTCGATGGTGTCGGGGAACGTCTGACCGGGCTTCTCGCATTCTAGCTCTTCTCGCGCCGCGACCTCGTTGACGTGCGCCAAGCCCCTGGCGTACAGCTGGCCCAGGAATTCTTCGACGGCTTGCTTGGTGGTCTCACGCTCGGGTTGCTCGATCGGGTCGGCGGGGTCAGTGGGCTTGGGATCGTGAATCGGAATTCCCGGATTGACCTCATAACCCTGGCTTTCCTTCAGGAATTGGTTGTCGGCCAGGTGAATCTCGACATATAGCGTCTGGCACTGGCGCAGATAGTTATACCGCCAGCAGCCTTCTATCACAGGTGGGATTCCGTACGTCTCGACAAGATCGCGAATGTCGGCGAGTAATTCCCGGCCATTGATGAGCATGATCAGTCCCCTTTCTGCCGCAATTCTACCACATGCGAAAACCGCCGCGTCTTGTGGCCGTTCGGCTCGGCGACTGCAATACGATTTGCGTAGGTTGCGGCCAGGTCATCAACCGCAACGAGGAGCAATTCCTCTGGGATCATGGCGCAACCCGGCGCGTGGTGTGGTCATGCTTGACGTGTGCCCAGCGTATCGGCTGGATACCCGAGGCGTGGTGGCCTGAGCTGTGGCCACACGCTACGAAATCCGAGGCATCGAACCCCCGGACCTGGCGCGATACCCTGACGACGTTAGGAAGCTCTTTTGGGGCTGGGTTGTCGAACTTGGCATCAAAGCTAAGACAAAGGACGTCCTAGCGGGCATCGGCGCCGACGGCTCGCCCCTCAAAGCAATCAGCCGCATGACGCGGAAGAATCGCAAGTCAGCGATGACGCCGGAAGAGAAGGGCGACCCGAGCGCACCGCCATTGATTCCAGGCTGGCAGAAGTCGCGAACGTACAGCCTGCTCTACGGCACCGCTTTTATCGATCACGCGGAATTCGGCTGGCGCTACGACTCTTGGACTGGCAAAAACTGGGGCAAGATCCTGGCCTATCAGGCCCAGCAGGGGCGGGACACGATCGGACTAAGCCCCGACGGCATCGCCAGGGTCAAGGTCCAGGCGTGGTCGCGTTGGTCGCAATGGAAGGCCGGCACGCTGAGAGAGCCAGCAGCGCGCAAGACTGTCGTAGCCCCTGCCGTGGTCGGAGTCGGGCGAGCTCCAACCCCTGACGCCGTGTTCGGGATCGGAGCGCAGGCAGCTCCCACTGGGCGATTCAGTGGCGGGATGACGCAGAAGGAATGGGCCGCGTATTTCCGCGGCGAGGCCAGAGCGAGCCTCCCGGGGCGACCACGCAATCCGCCCTCACGCAGCCCTGAGAGTGGCCCCGGGTACAACCGCCTGTTGTCCCACGTGTGGGGGCAACCTCCGGGATCTCGGCCCGGGCGGGGACCAGGATCGGCGGCTCCTGCACCTGCCCGGCCGAGGCCCACTCGGCCGATGGCTGGGGTTGCGGTGGCGACCAAGACCGTCCCCAAGCTCATTGCAGCCTCGCCGATCACCAGGGCGTCATTCCCCGAATTGGTGCACCGGGCGGTGGAGGCAGTGCCCGAGGAGAAGCTCTACACGCTCGGTAAGGCATGGATTCACGACGTGTGGGCCGAATTCATCAAGCTTCCGGGCGCTCCCCAGCTCACGTTGCAACAGTTCAAGGATGCGCTCGCAAACGATCCAGACATCCGGGCATTCATGGCGCGGGCCGACATGGTTGGAGCGATGAACCCGAAAGACGTCGCGGCTTCGATGGTGCGATTGATGAGCGGCGGCTACGAAATGGCGACGTGGAATTTCTTGCGTAAACGAAAGCTTACCCCATGATCATCCAAGACGAAGAAGGGGCGGTTCAAAACGACCTCCCGATCTACGATGGCGCGTACTGGCGACACAAAACGCTGACGGCTGGCTCAAACGTCACCATCACCGTCAGCGCTTCCGCAATCACGATCACAGGCGCGGCGGGGGGAGCCGCCAATCCGGGCGGTAGCGCTAACCAGGTCCAGTACAACAGCGCGGGCACGGCGTTCGCGGGCTTCACCATGTCGGGCGACGCGACGCTGGTTGTGGCGACCGGAGTCATCACCGTTGCGGCTAATGCGATCACGACGGCGAAAATCAACAACGCGGCCGTCACTTATGCCAAGGTCCAGAACGTCGCGGCGACGGCGCTCGTGGGCAATCCGACAGGTTCCCCAGCCGCCCCAAGCGAAATTACGCTGGGCGCAAACCTCTCGTTCAGCGGGACGACGCTTGTGGCCAGCGGCGGCGGGTCGGGCACGGTCAACAGCGGCACTTCAGGCCAGGTAGCATACTACGGATCAACCGGCACGGCCGTATCAGGTGAGGGTCTTTCGGCGCTCATCGACGCCGCAATCGGCTCGACTCAGGGCGATGTCCTCTATCGTGGCGCATCGACCTGGGGAGTGCTCGCCCCCGGAACCAACGGCCAGGTCCTCGCGACTGGTGGCGCAGCCGCGAATCCGAGTTGGATCGCCGCGGGCGGAACCGGCACGGTCACCTCAATCGTCGCGGGCACTGGCCTAAGCGGCGGCACGATTACCACGACCGGGACGATCGCGCTATCGACGGTAACCGCCGCGCTCGGGGGAACCGGCCTCACGACTCTCACAGCTCACGGCGTGATGTTAGGGGAGGGAACCTCGAACGTCGCGTTCGCCACGATCGGCACGGCAGGCCGAGTTCTCGTCGATCAGGGCTCTGGAGCCGATCCGGTATTCACCACGACCGGACTTCAGATCGACTCTCACCAGGGCGTGATCACCGTCGATGCCGACGCCTCAACGGTGACCTTTAACTTGGCGACCTCGGATTGGCACCAAACAACCCTCGGTGGCAACCGGACGTTTGCCGTCTCCAATGCGGCGGTCGGTCAGCAGTTTAGTCTTCGGGTGATCCAGGCCGCGGCGGGCGGCCCCTATACGCCGACGTGGTTCTCGACCATCAACTGGTTGACTCCGACGCTCAGCGCTCCCACGATGCCAACCACGGCCAGCGCGGTAATGGTGGTCACCTTCAAGTGCACGTCAGCCGGCAATTACGACGGCTTCCTGAGCGGCCCCGGCAGCGCGTCATCCACGGGCACGGTCAACAGCGGCACGACTGGTCAGATCGCCTATTACGCGGCCAGCGGCACGGCGATATCTGGGGAGGGTCTCTCCGCGCTCATCGACTCGGCGATCGGCTCGACGCAAGGGGACATCCTCTATCGCGGGTCATCGGCCTGGGCAGTGCTCGCGCCGGGCACTTCCGGGTATGTTCTGACGAGTGGCGGCGCAGCGGCGAATCCAAGTTGGGCGTCAGGAGGGGGCGGCGGTGGGTCGCCCGGCGGTAGCGCCAATCAACTCCAATATTATGCCACGTCATCGACATTTGGCGGCGCGACCGACATCGCCGTCGGCGCCAATGGGCAGCTCAACCTCGCGTCGATTTCGACACCGGGTACGCAAGTCGAGGGTGACCTCTGGACCGACGCGACGCAGAAATGCGTAGTGGTTTTTGATGGCAGCACAACGAATGCCGACTGCCTTAACGCCTACCGTGTCGGGCTGATTTTCAGTCAGGTTACTCCAGTCACACAGAGCACGCCGACAGCGGCATCGCTGGTGTCAACGACCAACGCGGTCGGCAAGGTTGCCTGGCCGGCAAACTATCTCAACATGCTCGGCCGCACGATCCGGATCAGGGCTGGCGGGTATTACACAGCCGGCAGCGGCGGCGGGGCATGTACGCTTTCTTTCCTCTTGGGCGGCAACGTAATCGCGACCAACCTCGGGGCCGGATTCGGCGCGACCCATAGTAACCAAACATGGTATATCGATGCGACTATCACAGTGGCGTCAACAGGATCAAGCGGGACGATCAACACCGTCGGCACCGAGATTGCGTAC